CAATATGCCTATTGCCCACTATTACATTGAAGTGGATGAGGAACATGAATTAGAACAAGGTGGTTTCCAAGAGCTTCCGTTTGTGGCACCACGCTGGGATACGACTTCCGGGGAGGATTATGGGAGGTCACCGGGAATGATTGCACTCCCTGATTCAGCCACGTTACAAGCGATGGGGGAAACCATTCTAGTATCAGGCCAGCGTGCCGCAGACCCTCCCCTCATGGCTCCCAACGATGGAACCTTTAACGAACTGAATACTTTCCCCGGAGCCGTTTCCTATTATGATGTTGATATAGCACGGGAACTGAATGGCAATCCGGTTTTTCCACTGCAATCTGGAGTTAATTTGCCAATCACACGCGATATGCAGATGGACTCCAGGGAACAGGTCATGCGTGCCTTCTTCAAGAATGTACTCAACCTTCCCATCGATGGCCCCCAGATGACAGCAACGGAAGTCATACAGAGGAAAGAAGAGTTTATCCGTGAGATAGGGCCGGTGTTTGGACGCTTTGAGACTGACTACACGGCCCCCATGATTGAGCGTTCATTCATGATCCTGATGAGAGCCGGGGCGTTTGCAGAAGTACCGGATATTCTGGAAGGGCGAGAAATAGAATTTGAATTTGAATCTCCAGTAAACAAGGTGAAAAAGCAAATCAAAGCGCAAGCCGCCAAGCAATGGGTGGCTGAACACTTGGAGATTGCACAAATTATCCCGAATGCACTCGACCATATCAATATAGATGGGTACTCCAAGGTTACACATGATGCTGATGGCGTACCGAATGAAGTTAAAAACTCCCAGGCACAAATTGACGAAATTCGCCAACAGCGTGCAGAACAGGAAGCCAAAGCACAACAAATGGCTGAACTGGAACAGACTTCAGGCGTTGCAGACAAATTTGCTGGGGCGGCCCAGAAGGCCAGTAAAGCTGGCGTTGATGTACAGCAAGCCGCTGGACAGCTTGGATAATGATTGAGTTTGATGATGAACAGGATAAGGTTGAGAACCTGAACAACGAATTGGGTTCTGCCTATATTGGTGTATCCAAGGAAACGAACCGATATAGGGACTTCCAGGCTGTTTATAAAACATCGGCGGGGAAAAGGGTTTTGAGAGAGATCATGTGGTGGGGTCATATCAACCTTCCCTCAGTATCAAAATCGATACCTGTGGACCCCTATCGTACCCATGTATATGAAGGTCACAGGGAACTTGCCTTGGAAATACAAAAAGTCCTGCTAAAGAAACCCGTGGAACCACAAGATAAACCAACAAAAACACGAAGTAAATTTTATAAAGGAGTAGACCATGGCTGAAGATACGGCAGAAGCAACGGCAGAAACTACCGATACAGCGGAGGAAACTACCGATGCGACAGCCGATACAACAGAAGACACAGAGGCAAAAGTAACGGCAGAAAAGGAAGCAAGCCAGTTCAACTGGCGGGAAGGAATTAATGATCCCGATGCCATGAAGATGTCTGAGCGTTATGACACGAATGAAAGTGCCATGAAAGCTCTGGTGGATATGCGTAAGCAGGTATCCAAAGCCGTGGTTATGCCGGGAAAAAAGTCGGATGACAATGAGTGGCACACCTACAGGAAAAATATGGGTATCCCGCAGTCCCCGGAAGAATATAAATATGATGGGTTTGAAGTCAACGATAATATGCCGGAGGAGCAGAGAGCAGGTATAGAAAAATGGAACAAGGTCTTCCATGAGTCAAATATACCCTCAGCGGTAGCTCAGAGATTATTCGCAGAGTTCCAGGCAGAAGCTATTGAAGGGCAGGAGAAATTACTTGTTTATGACAAGGATTTTGCCCAGAGAACAGATGCCCAGATGCGGAAGGACTGGGGAGAGGACTACGATGTCAACAAGGAGTATGCCAACCGTGCAGTAACGGAGTATTTTGGCCCTGACTTTGATACGATAAAACAGATGGAGATGAAAGATGGTTCCCTCTTAATGGATCAGCCCTTCATGGTCAGGATGTTTGGTCGTGTTGGTCGTGAAATGGGCGAAGCAAGAATAGGTGAAATTTTGACTGATAACCAGGTGGATACAATAGAAGAACAGATCGAAGACTTGCAGGTCGCCAAGCAGAAGGCTCTGGATGATCAAAACCAGAAGCAAGCCAACAAGCTGGATCAGAAACAGGCGGCTCTTTATACTAAACTTGAGGCTGGTAAATCCAAGTAATTTTAAATTTAGGTTGACACACATGAAGTAATTTGGTAAGTGTAGAGAAAGGGTGGCTCCCCTTTATGGCCCTACCCGCTGATTTAAACTACACTCCAATGCCCCAAGTTCTATTAGAGTAGCCCCGCAAGGCTCCCTACCTAAGTAGATAATGGCTCCCAAAGGAAGGTATTAATCCTTTATTAACTTTGGAGGCATATTATGTCTACTTCAATCACTGCTGCGTTTATAACCCAATACGAGCGCGATGTTCATGACGTTTTCCAGCGTCAGGGTTCCGTGTTGAAGCCGACAGTCCGTTTTCGGACGGGCGTGAAAGGCTCCAGTGCAGTATTCCAGAAAATCGCGAAGGGTGCCGCTACCACGAAAGCACGACATGGTACGATCACCCCGATGAACCAGACCCATACAAGTCACACAGCCACGCTGTCTGATTTCTATGCGGGTGACTGGGTTGATCGGCTTGACGAAGCCAAGATCAACATTGAGGAACGCATGGCTATCGCCAGAGGCGGAGCTTATGCACTAGGTAGGAAGGTTGATAGTCAGCTTTTAACGACTCTGGATTCTACGACCCAGACTACCTTAACAATGACTACGACTTCCTATGCTGCGGTCAGAAACCATTTTGTTTCCATGATAGGGGACTTGATGCGACTCGATTCCTATGAAAATGGAATGATGTATGGTGTTGTTTCTCCGGTAACGTGGGAAAGAATGGCTGGCATTCCTGAGTTCGCAAGTTCTGACTATGTAGACGGCGCAGGTCGCCCGTTTACCAGCAATGCCCCTGTCGGGTTCTTCAAGAAATGGTTGAACGTCCTTTGGACTGTTCATTCCGGGGTACCTAATGTTGGGACCGCAACGTCCAAGCATTTCGTATATAACAAAAACTCTTTGGCCTATGCTTCGGGCGCACATCCTGCGAACTTGGCCGCCAGAGGATCAAATGAGTCCGGCGTTGGTGCCGATATTACATGGCACGGCGACAGGGCAGCTCATTTTATTAATCATGCCATGTCAGGTGGGTCGGTCATGATTGACGACACTGGAGTCATTGAAGGTAATGTCAATGACACTCTTGCATTGGCTACCACTTAAGGAGGTCCTAGATGGCTTTTATAACTTCTGACCTCATTAATCTTGGCTCTTTTAACGGTTATAACCACTGGCGTTATGACACTCTGGATACCCATGCTACTGTTGACAGTAGTGGGTATTTCAATAATTCAGATGATGATCAAATCTTCGGAGTTGGTGATCTGATTGACATTATTGTTTGGACTACAGCACTCAGGACTGGAACGATCAGCACTTATGGTCGGCACATTGTCAATGAGGTAGACTCAGGTGTCGTTGATATCAGTAACGTAACCGTTGGAGTGGTAACCGATTCTGACTAACTATAAGGAGTAACATCTTATGGCTATCAACACTGCAAATCTAAATAACGTGTTGGGGGCGGCTCCTGGCTTTGGCTTGTATATCTATAAATCAGATACCGACAACCGAGGCACGGTCACCGCATCTGGTTACTTCAATAATGATGATGACAATCAAGTCCTCGCCTCTGACGATATAATTGTCGTTACAGGCAATCAGGGCGGGTACATGATCCGTGTAGATACTGTCTCCTCTGGAGTGGTAACTACGGCTATCACGGGTAGTGCTACTTATATGTCAATCCATCACGCTGACGCAAGCGCCACTACATCAACGTGGGCAATCGCACCTTTCGATTGCAAAATCACGAAGATGTGGACGGTTCTGCACAGCGTTGTCACCCAGGCAGATACCACGTTTGGTATCGAAATCGGTAACACAAACGCAACTTCTGACGACAAGACCAATGATAATGCAGACATTATCCTGATCGAGTCTTCCGGGGATGCCGCTGGTGATGTTGACGTAGGTAATATTGACGGCGCAAACACTCTATCCGCAAATGGTGCTATCGAGATCACTTGTGGTGGTGAAGGTTCTGTGACCGCAATTGTCACTGTCATGATTGAATTGACACCCAACTAAGTTGAACTCTTGGAGGTAATATGAGATACTATTCTCATGTTGCCTCCTGTTGTTCGCCCATTCGTACAATCCCATTCGGAACCCTATTATCCCCATGTGCATTCTGGAACAGTCCTTGTTGCCGGATCAGCATGGTGTACCCAGGATGATGTTGAGCGTGCGCTCCATCTCCGCCCCAAAGCTCCCATAATCACAGTCAACAGATCCGCAGGTCATTTTAAATCCATCTTGATGGTCACCATTGATCGCGGGAAAGGTCTTGCCTGGAAGCAGTCCCACATGGATAATTTTAGTGAGCCAGTTACTCTCCATGCCGGACGCTTTGGCGGGAAGGGAAAGATGGCTTACCCGTGGGTCGATTACTTCTGGCCTCGATATCCATCAGGTGGAACATCAGTCTGGCTGGCGGCCAAGATAGCCTTGGGAATAGGTTTTGAAGAGGTTATAGTGTGTGGTGCGCCGTTAGAATGTGGACCCTATCTCGATGGGGACAACGATCCAAAGGAGGGATGGACTACACGAACCCCCGTGCAACTTGAATCCTATAGAAAGGTATGGAGGTATGATAAATTCATGCACCCTCATGTGAGATCCATGTCTGGGTGGACGATGGATCTATTGGGATATCCAGATGTTAAATAGGCCACGGGCTTACAACCCGGAAGAATACAGGGCGAAGAAGAAGCCACAGCATTTTCTGGATGCCCCTGTAATAGGCGACCCCATCTCAGAACCCAGGTATCCAGTACGCCACTCAGGGACCTGTATAGTTTTAGGATCGGGTTGGACAGCGGATGATGACTTGGCAAGAGCCAGATCGATAAGACCTGATGCCTTTATCATAGGGGTAAACCGATCTGTAACAAATTACAAATGTGACATGATGGTGTCACTCGACAGACAAGGAGCAAAGAAATGGAAAGCGCAACACATAGAATCTTTCGGGACTCTTCTTTTGCATTCTCGGATGTTGAAGCAGAGAAATGCGGTAACTGCGGAACCGTGGGTGGATTATTGGTGGTACAACTACGAACCGGGGGGGACATCATCTTGGCTGGCTGTCAAAATTGCTCATGCTATTGGTTTTCAGGAGATTATACTTTGTGGGGTGCCACTGGAGAAAGGGCCATCCTTACCAAACGAAAGGTGGAGTGACTGGTCTGGGAGAAGCCAGCAAGGAAGTATCGATACCTTCAGGTCAGCACTCATGCGTGATCATTTCTACAAGCCTTATGTTAAATCAATGTCAGGATGGACAAGAGAAGCGTTTGGAGAACCAACAATAGAGAAGCCCCCTTTAGCAATAGCCTGTGTACTCAAGTCAGGAGGAGTCTATGATTGGGACTATGTTTTTAAGTTGTTTCACGGTGTTTGCCGTCATCTGGATCGCCCCTTTAAATTCTACTGCCTTACCGATATGGATAGCGGGTTC